TTCTTCGATACTCATATCAGCACCGATGCTACCTATTGCTAGGAGCACCTGTCCTGGGTCTGAAAAAACTTCTGCTAATAATTCGGCTGGATTTTCCAGTAACTCAAGGGCTACTGCAACTTCTGCCGTAATAACAACTTCATTACCATTTGCGTCTTGACGCACCTCAACTGGTGTCTTTGGTGGTAAGTCAGCAAATGTGAGACCAGCATTTTCAATTGCTTGCGCAGTCAATGGCTTGCCCATTGCTGCAGATATAAGCACATCTGCTATAATTGCTTTTTCTTCATCAGTAGCATTTTCGTCAGCAACTAATTCTGGCTCTTCAACGATAGGAGGTTCAGGTGCTATAATTTCTGGGTCCATAGGAGGTTCAGGTGCAGGTTCAGCAACTTCCTCTGGTGCAGGAGGCTCTTCTTCTGGGGAAGGCTCAAGATTTTCTGCGGGAGGCTCTTCTGCAGGTGCCTCTTCTTGAGGCGCAGGTTCTGGCTCTAGAGGAGGCAATGGTTCTGCTTCAGGCTGAGGTTCTGGTTCTGGTTCTGGTTCTGGTTCTGGCTCAGGTGCTAGGTCTGGAATTGCAATAGGCTCTGGCGCTAGCGCTGGAGGTGGTTCAATTGCTGGAGGTGGAGCAGGAATGCTCACTACTGGCTCTACAGGAATTGGTGGATTAGATGTTGCAGTCGTTGTATCTATTACTGTCGTTGTTTCTTGCACTACTGTTAGTGTCTCAGAAGAAACAGTTTGAGTCTCGGGCATTAGCACAACAGTTGAAGTATCAACAACGAGAGTCGGAGTTTCAGGATTTGAGGGAGCAGTTTGTGATTCTACAGTCGGAGAAGGTGAAGGTTCAGCCACCACAGTTGGAGAATCAGGACTTGGCTCAGGCGCAGGTGATGGTGAAGTTGGCTGAGGTGAAGGAGATGATGAAGTATCGGGAGTTGGAGTTACAACAGGAGTAGGCTCTATCCCATTGTACCAACGCAATGTAGGGTCTTGAACTGTGTCGCTAATATACCCAGTGTTATGAACTATAAAACAATAATACTCTGCTATGTTTCCCTTGTCAGCAAAATATTGATTGGCATTATCCCAACCAACGTTGAATGTTCCATTACTGCAAGTAACAGTAACCATGCCAGTCTGTTGTGCTTGGGCTGAGGGACTCCAGAAAAATGAAGTTCCTAGTAGGATAAAAAATACGGCGTACTTACTTGCTGTCTTTCTCACAGAGGAGGATATAGATTTGGTCAACGCGTTCTTCCAATCGATTCACTTGGTCTTTCACGGAACCGCCCCCATTTGGTTTTAATTCATATAAGTAATGCTTCACTAACCAGCGCACCGCGCCAGCAAATGCCGTAAGTATTGCGATGATGGCTACTGCCATCGTTAGATAGTCTGATAGTTGCATTGGATTTCCTGGTTCTAAATGGTTCTAATAGTTGCCACTAAGATTCCACCGAATCCAGAGAAGCGCTTGTCTGATGGTGTTCTATTGATAAACTGTAGTTCTTCAATAATCCCAAGATATGATTCTCCTGTACGGAAATCTTCTACGCGGATTGTATCTCCAGTATTTTCAACTTCTTCAAGAAGCAACAATTTTTCATATGCTGCTCCCTCATGCCCAACTTGATTTCCAAAGGAATCTTTTTCTCTGTCGTAACAAGCAAGAGGATAACGAATCAGTCTTTGACGTGATATTGCTGGCAATGACTTGAGTTGGTATCCACTAAATACTGGACCATTTGAACTGTTGGTAGAAGAACGAAGTATGGTAAATTTGAATGATATGTATTCTTGAGCGCCAACAGGATAACTTACTGAAACTTCTGGAGTGAAATCGCCTTCGGCAAAACTTCCAATTCCATACTCTGTATTATAGGAATCAATAGATTTTATAGTTAGTGCTCCATTGGCATTATCAATACGAGACTTTAGAGTTTTGAATACTTTGCTTTCCAAGGTTCCGTATCTAATTTTTCCAGTTGTTACGTACCCAGAAGACATCAATGTTGTAGCATCTTCTACATAGACTGCACCATTTGCAGATGAAGCATATGCGGTAGCAAACATCATTCTGTCTGTCGTTGTTGGGTCAGTATTTCCGTCGAAGCAACAGGCAGTTGTTACATGTCCAGTCACTCCTGCGTAATAAATGTCATTAGCGTAAGCAAAACGAAGTGGCTCCAATTCATTGCTTAGGTCAATGCGAATTAGTCCAGGCTCACCATCAACTGATGTAGCACACCAAACATAGGTATCTCGGGCTGCAAAGTCATAGCAAGGTTGGGTTGTTTCTACAATTAGCGGACCATAACTGATTGAACCATCTTGGTCTGATACAGCAGCAGCACGTATGCCTTTGTTGGTTCCAATCATCATATAACCAAGGTAGTAAAAAATCTTATGAACGATTTCACCGACTGGTAATTCTGCTGCAACGATTGCTGATGTCAGCGTAGGCATTACACCAGCAGTAGAGAGTGTAAACTTTTATGGTGCGCTGGTTATCCAAATACGGGTTGCGGTGCAGGCGGTGGTGGTGGTGCTACTATTGGCTCTCAAGATAGTGATGGCTCATCTGGTCCTGGTGGCTCTGGTATTGTTATTGTTCGTTACTTAAAGACGGCGGTGTAATAATGGCACATTGGGCAGAATTAGATGAAAACAATATTGTTATCCGCGTAACCGTTGGAGACAACAATGAACCAGATGAAGGATACCAATGGTTATTAGATAACCTCGGTGGTCGCTGGATAAAAACATCATACAATGGAACAATAAGAAAAAACTTTGCAGGAACAGGTTACTGCTATGATGAAGCGCGTGATGCTTTCATCGCACCAAAACCTGGAGATAACTGGGTATTCAATGAGGATACTTGCAAATGGGAACAGGAGTAATCAATGGCATACGGCGATGATATTACCGAAGGCATACCCTACGTATTATCCAACCCTGCTGGTGCTACAAACTATTCAGCTACTGGTGTTAATTATGATATGGCTATTGCCGGTCAACCATTCTTTATTGCAGCCTCCGATGATTCCCCTTATCGTAGAGTAACTGCTAAGTATCGTAAAGAACAGTATGACCAGACTAGAGAAGCTGGTGAGCAATCACTTACTGGCTGGTGGTTTAGATCCCAATCAACATTCCATCTTGGCGCTGGTATTAAATACTTTGAACCAGCACAGGATGAGTCACTTCGTTTCCAGTACACAGAATCTAAAGGTTGTGATGTCTTTACTAAAGGACAGGTAACTTTACTTAATACAACTGTTAGAGCTAGGACTGCAACAGCAACTAACCTATACCTATTTGGTGCTAGAGATAATGCTAATAACGTAGATGCAGTTGTCTTTACTGAAGGAGTTGATCTAAAGAAACTTACTATGAGTGGTGATACACCTACCGTTACTACCTACACCTTAGTAACAGCTCCACACACACTTGATTTTAAAGCCTTAACCTCTGATGGTTCTAGATACTTTGCAGCAGATAATGCTCGTATCCATAGAGGTAATATATTTGGATCCACATCTGATGGTCATATTTATGATCTTAATGGTCCAGTAACTACAGTAGTAATGCGATATGCAAAGCAACGTTTACTAGCTGGAGTTGATAGGGATTTATACGAATTAGATTCTAATAAAGCAACCACATCTGGTGGTCACGCTCTACCTACTGAACTTTATACACATCCAAACCCATCTTGGATATGGACTACCATATCTGAAGGACCTGCTGCTTTCTATGTTGGTGGCTATGCTGGATCTCAATCATCTCTATATAAGATTACATTAGATACTGCTACTACTAATGCGCTAGGTTTCCCAGAGTTAAACGCACCTACTGTTGTAGTTGATCTACCAGAGGGAGAAGTACTTAACTCCTTTGATGTATACCTTGGTCTCTACGGAGTTCTTTGTACTAGTAAAGGTGTAAGAATTGCAGTGCTATCTGCTGATGGTGATATTCAATACGGACCATTACTAGTAGATACAGAGTGCAAGAGCGTAACTTTTAAAGATAGATTTGCTTATGTAACAACCTTACAAGGTACTGAGTCAGGTCTAATCCGTATTGATTTACAACAACCTATAGTTCCTAACAGCTTAGTCTTTGCTTATGCTTGGGATCTTTATGCAAGTGGTGAGACTGTTAACCCTGTCTCTGCAGACTTCCTTGGTGCTACCGATAGAGTTGTCTTTGGTGTACCAGGAGATGGTATCTGGATTGAATCTAATGCTACTAAGGTAGCAAGTGGATATCTACAGACAGGTTTTGTTCGTTACAATACCCTTGAAGGTAAGCTGTTTAAATTATTAAATCCTAGAATAGATACTACAGATGGTGCTTTAGGCATCTCATCTATTGCCTATGATGATACTGAATATAATATTGGTTCCTTTGCACAAGAGGGAACAGTTCAAGAGATTGGTATTCCATACCCAGTAGGAGCACAAGAGTATCTAGGCTTTAAATTTACTTTAACTAGATCATCTACTGATTCATCTAAGGGTCCACTATTTACTGGATACCAACTCAAGTCACTGCCTGCAGTGCCTCGTCAAAGATTAATTCAATACCCTCTGTTCTGCTATGACCACGAGAGCGACAATATGGGCGTAGAGGTGGGATATGAAGGGTCAGCATATGACCGTATGAGCCAGCTAGAGGCTGTTGAAAACAATGGCGATACCGTCAGAGTTGAAGACTTTAGAACTGGTGAGTCATACATTGGATTAATTGAAGAGCTTGACTTTATAAATAAAACTCCTAGCGATAGAAGATTCTCCGGATATGGTGGAATGTTGATCGCTACTATCAGATTGGTATAGGACTTATGACTCCTAATGAATGGGCAGGACTTGCCGTAGCAGTAACGACACTTATTGGAACACTAGCGTTAACAGTAAGACACTTAGTTAAATACTATTTGTCTGAACTTAAACCGAATGGTGGATCAAGTGTCAAGGACCAGGTCAACCGTTTAGAGGAGAAGGTTCAATTCTTAACAGATCTAGTAAAGGAGGCGCTAACAAGATGAGCGTAGTAGAGATAGCAAAGGCTGAGATAGGCAACAGAGAGACCGGCAATAATGATAACAAGTATGGCAAATGGTATGGTGCTAACAACCAACCTTGGTGTGCGATGTTTGTATCTTGGGTATTTAACAAAGCGAATTTAGGTAATAAGATTACAGCACAAGGAGAGAAAGGCTTTGCCTCCTGTGATGCTGGACTGAAGTGGTTTATCAATAAGAATAAGATGATTCCAATAGGTCAAGCGCAAGCTGGAGATATTGTTTTCTTCCAGTTTGATAAAGATGCAGAGCCTGACCACGTTGGAATTGTCAAATGGAATAACACTAGGTTGAAGTACCTTCAAGTAATTGAGGGTAATACAAGCAGTGGTTCCAAAGGCAGTCAATCAAACGGGGATGGTGTGTATCTTAGGAAACGACCATACTCTCTAGTAATGGGTGTAGTTCGCCCGTAAGGATGGATATGAATAAACTAATTGACAAGTTAAAAGACCCAAAGACTAAGGCTGCATTTAAGTCTTATCTACGGGCAGTATTAGCATCAGCAGTAACTATGGGTCTTGCACTTGCTGCAGATCTTGCACCAGAGTATGCAATCTTGATTGGTTCAATCGCTGGTCCACTAGCTAAGTGGGCAGATAAGACTGAAAAAGCCTACGGCGTAGGAGCCGAGTAATTTAGTTTACTGCGAGGCAATATAAGGGGGGCGCTTAACTGCGCCCCTCTTTTTTTATGCCCTAAATTTCCCTAGCGGGATCATCTACCGGACAAGGCACAATTATTAGGTTGCCACAGTTAGCACAGGTTGCATCTAACATATACCAGGAGATCTCAAAGTTATCAAAGGTAGCTAGGATAGAGAATACTTTAGAGCCACAAGGACAAGCGTGTAGTGGTCCTAAGGACCTAAGGTCCGTACCGAATTTATCTGGTAGTTTCTCTTTATTTTTTCGCAGGGTTGGTAGACGGAACATATTGCTCAGGTCGGCTCCTTCCTGTGGTCAGTCGCCTCGGCGCTTTCAGCGCCGCCTTGGTTGGTTACCGTATCTGTAATTCGCCTTCGGCTCATATGGTACACATTTCCGATCTAGTAATCCGAAAGGATCGCACTCACGGCGTGTTGCCTTTACATCCCAGTATTTTTTACGGGCAGTGCTACAATTAATCCAAGATAAAAGGAGTATGCGGTGACGGCAATAGTTGGTATTCAAGGTAAGGGTTGGGCAGTTATTGCTGCTGACTCTATGACTACCTATACAGATAGACCTTACGTTGCTAAGGGCTACGATAAAATTGTTAAGATTAATGAATACTTAATTGCTGTTGCTGGTGATGCACTCGCTGGAGATATATTAAATAACTTATGGCAACCGCCTAAGGTATTAAAGACTCAAGATCCTGATCGCTTTATGATGATCAGAGTTCTACCATCTATTAAACAAGCCTTAACTGATGCAGGTTATGATCCTAATCCTAAAGGTAAAGCTGATGATGATTCAGGCTGGGATGCTTTAGTTTGTTTTAATGGAAATCTTTATCAGATCAGTGATGACTACGGTTATATGCGAGATGATAGAGGTCTATACGGTATAGGTTCTGGTGGCTCTTTAGCAATGGGTGCTTTAGTAGCACTAGATGGTGATACAAAGACTCACGCTAAAGCATCAAGTGCTGCAAAAAAGGCTATCAATATAGCGATACAATACAACATCTGGTGTGGTGGCACTGTTAGTGTCAAGACACAATTTACTAAGTAGGGAGAAGATTATGGAATCTTGGATAGATATTAAACAGGCAGCAAAGTATTTATCTGTTAGTAAAGACTGGATATATCACAATCAAGAAAGTCTTGATATCCCAAGAGGGAGAATAGGGAAGATGTATCGTTATCGTATATCTGATCTTGATAATTGGGTTAAG